TGATTCTCTATCAACTGATTATGACATTTGATCAATCCCACATCGCAGTGTCCTAACTAGTTGATTATTAGATAGATAAGATCATTGACAAATCCCACAAAATAGAGTATAATATACATATAAAATTGAGAAAGACTTACATAACACTTACAGCTCTAAAAGAGCTTTATCATTCGCTCGTCGCTTCAAGAGAAAAATGGAACGTGACGATAAACTAACTAACAATGAGGCAACATTCATTACAATTAAATAATTATGAAAAAAACAATTATAGCATCAATCGCGGCATTCGCCATCGTTTCAACATCATCAGCCAACCTTGGAGATGTAATTATCGATAGCGCTATCGGTGGAGGAATCGGAGCAGTTATCGGTAATAACACTGGAGACGGCGACAGCGAAACTGGAGCAATTATCGGAGCAGTCAGCGGAGGTGTTGCTGGTTGGAGAAATCGAACTGGTGAATTTAGCCGCGGATATGGATATGGCAATAATCGTAATTATTATCCACAAACTATGCCGCATGGTCATTATGGTGGCAATCGCAATCAACCTCGAGTCATTTACTCAGATGCTCCAGTCTATGAGAATGTTGAAATTCGTCGCCAAGTGTGGGTAAATGAAGTCCTAGTTCGAAATGCCGTGGGCGATATTATTCATCACGTGCCAGGGCATTACGAAACACGAGTCGAATATAGGACTATCCGTGTCCGCTAGTTTCTGATTGACATTCTCTCTCATAACTCTACTATTAGGAATATCGATATAATTAATTTGTAGACAGAAGAATCTGTCTCTTAAAACTCAACGAACTATACTATGCCAAACTGGTGCTACACAACATTAAATGTAGATGGGTCTAAAGAACAAATCAAAGAGTTTAGCTCTCTGGTTTCGAGAGCTATTGAAAACAACAACAGCTTATGCAACACTATCATACCAAGACCTGCATCCGAAGAAGAAAATTGGTATGATTGGAATTGTCAGAATTGGGGCAGCAAGTGGGATGTGACTGATATGTTTGTAGACCACGAAGACGACACAAACCTCAATTTAACTTTTGCTACTGCTTGGAATCCTATTTTTCCTATCTTCGATGAATTGGTTAAGCGCGGCTTTAAAGTCAAAGCCGAATACCAAGACGAGGGATATATGTTTGCAGGTGAATATGAAGATGGCAACCAAACAGACTTTGAAATAAAAGTGTGTGAGCCTTGCCAAGAGCTTGACGAACCTAACTACGAATGCAAATGTGAAGGAAATGGAGTAATCATCCTACGATAACCAAAACAAAAAAATAATTATGACAAAAGCCCAAGAAAATAAACGCCTTCGAATGATTCGCAGGATTCATAAGAAGCTCAAGAAAGCCCAAGTGACTATGGATGATATCGCTGATTGTGTAATCGGATACACCGAGAAAGATATTGACGAAGAACTGGAACATCTGACTCAATATAAAGCGGACAACTACATTAACTCAGACGAAGGATAATATATTATGGCTAGAATTTTTGATCGATATAATCGTGTCACAGCTGTAGACTCTAAATATACAGGCGAAGAACCTTCTTGGGAAGACGCTTCTAATCTTAATGGGCCTCAATATTTCAAGAGACGCAGTGTAGCATTGAATTTCTATAACTACTACTGTTCCACTAAAGATTTGGTAAAGGATGTCGAAACCTTTGCAAAGACAAACGGATATGATTCAAAGATCATTAGTTCGGTAAAATCTAATCTGAAATATTTTTCTTTTACCGCAGCTAAGTTGGCACGAATGATCAATAAGGGCATGCCTCCAACTCATGATGGGTGGGAAGAATACTGTAAAGATTTGCCTGGCGTGAATATGAAAGAAGCAAATGATGACATTTTATTTGTGAAGAAAGAGATCGACAGGGTATATAAGCAATATACTGAATCCAAGATCGAGGATAAGAAAGAAGATACTATAAAGATATCTGTAGTTGATCGGATGAATAATAAGATCAATAATAAGGTAATACACCACCTTGATGAAATGATCGATAACTGGACTATCGACGAGTCAACCAAAGTGAAGGGGATCGAGCTTTCCTCTATACTTAAAGGGAATGATATTCCTGTTCGGGGTCTTCCATTAGTTGAGAATTGGCTAAAGGCTCTGCGCCTATCACTAGAAAATTGTATCAATAAGGATAATGAATATGATATTGAGGGATGGTCTTTCCTAAGTAAACCTGCGATCAAAGGTCGTATCAAAGCAATTGATAAGATGCTTCAACAGGTTGAAAAATATCGTGGCGCAAATACCAAGGCAAGGAAGCCTCGTGTGAAGAAAGTAAAGTCCGCAGAGATTCAAGTAAAGAAGCTCAAGTATAAAGAATCTGATGATGATTTTGGACTCAGTTCTGTTTCACCGATCACATTACCCGGCTCAAAGAAGGTTCTACTATTCAATACAAAGAATAGGAAACTATTGGTCTACGAAGCTCTAGATTCTGATGGATTAGGTGTGAAGGGAACAACTCTTCAAAACTATGATGAAAATAAAAGTTACTCATTGACAATTAGGAAGCCAGATGATATAATGCCTATTATAACCAGTAAAACAGAAAAAATGTTTACAAAAGCAATAGATGGTCTCACGACCAAGAAAGGTAATGTGAATGGTCGAATCAATCAATACTCAATAATCCTTAGAACTGTATGAAACAAGAACCATCCATCAAAACAACTATAACAAAAGATGATTTACGAAATCAAGTTCAGCTTTTGGTTCAAAAAGATTCAATGACTTACGCTGAGGCTATTTGTGAAGTGTGTGAACAAAGAATGATTGACCCCAGAGACATTAAAAGAATTATTTCTGGTCCTCTAAAAGCAAAATTAGAGGCAGAAGCAATAAGTAGAAACATTATAAAGAGTAGCACATCTAAATTATTTTAAATATGAAATGTAATAAAACAAAAGACCAAGTGGGCAACTGCGATGGTTCTCATGCAGAATCATCTAGATATAATCTAATTGATACCAAAACAGGAGCAATTCAAGAGAGTAATGTATCTATTAATTCGAAGGATGTTTCGAAATTAAATGCTGCATATTCTTTCAATGGCTCAACAAAGAGATGGGTTGCCCAATTAAATGGATAGTCGCCAATTAGAGTTTTCCTTTTCGGGTGATCAGTTATTATTTTCATTTATGTTTGAATGAGTGGTTTCGAAGCATATAAAATATATAGTGCGCTGAAGTTACATTATACTCAAGAAAACTTCGACGCATACAAATATAATTTTAAGACTAGAGTCAAACCTGAATCATTCGAACGGCTACGCTTTCGATATACATTTGAAAAGATAGCGTCTAAATGTAAGACACGAGAAAATCTGATTGACTTCTACACATCTAATTTCATCACTGGTTGTAATTGGGTGATGGATATGAATGAGAAGAATCTCAATGACATGAAATCTAGGCGAGAATCTTTCTCATATAACTTTAAAACAGATATAAATAAACTTTCATCATCACACGATTTTAATGAATTATGTTCTTGCGCAGGAGGTGAAAATATTTTAATTAATGAACTGTGTAAGGAGAACATAAAGATTGAAACAGTCGCGATGATTGACCTTTTGGTCAACTTCATAAAACCTTTATTATCAGAATTGAATGACCCGCTTGGAATGAAACGGGAAAAGGCAATCTTGGCAATGAAATACAAAAATAGCTTAACCGACATCAATAGGAAAAAGATCAAAGATGAACTTCTTTTAATCTTTACAAAAGAAGAATCTATGATATAATACTATTGAAGGTTAAATACAACGCAATACTAAAAATACAAAAATAATAATAATATATGAGCTCATTCGCAGAAATGAAAGAAAAACGCAAGTCAGCAATCGCTAATCTTGTCGCAGCCGCAGACTCTTCGTCTGATAAGCAATCCTATGGAGACGACCGCATTTGGAAGCCTACTGTAGATAAAGCAGGAAATGGATACGCAATTATTCGTTTTCTTCCCGCGCCAGATGGTGAAGATTTACCTTGGGTGCGTTATTGGGATCACGGGTTCAAGGGACCAAGTGGTAAATGGTATATCGAAAATTCATTGACATCCATCGGTCAACAAGACCCTGTATCGGAAATGAATACGCAACTATGGAATAGTGGAATTGAATCTGACAAGCAAGTTGCTCGTGAGAGAAAACGACGCCTCCATTATGTATCCAATATCCTTGTTATCTCTGATTCAGCCTCACCTGAAAATGAAGGAAAAGTTTTCCTCTATAAGTATGGTAAGAAAATCTTTGATAAGATTATGGACGTGATGCAACCTCAATTCGAAGATGAGCAACCAGTTAATCCATTCGATTTCTGGGGTGGAGCAAACTTCAAGTTGAAGATTCGCCAGGTCGAAGGATATCGTAATTACGACAAGTCTGAATTCGATGCCCCGACTGAACTCTTTGATGGAGATGATGCAAAACTAGAAACAGTTTTTGGATCAATTAATTCTCTCAAAGAATTTATCGACCCTTCTACCTACAAGACATATGGAGAACTTAAAAAGAAGCTCTATGATGTTCTTGGTGAAGAGGAAATCGCAGATACATTCACGCAAGATACAGTGGATGATCTGAATAATTCAAGAGCGCCGAAGGTGAATGCCCCAGCGCCGGCTGAAGAAGCGGCCCCAGTCAGCTCCGCACCAATTGCGGCGGATAAAGGGGCTACCAACGATGATGAAGATACACTTAGTTATTTTGCTAAACTT